TGCGGCGCAGGCTGCCCCCGGCAAGATGGTGAGTGCCAAGGCCGTGGATGAGATTCGCGCCTATTGCGTGGGGACGGCCCTCGCTTCCCAGCGCATTTTCCCCGCCTTCGTGCGTATTGGGGGCGACTCCCGCGCCATCTGGTACGATCTGGGGGATGACAGCCACCGCTGCATCAAGTGGAGTGGCGGCGTGTGGGGGCTGGTGCAGCCCTCTCAGGATGCCCCCCGCTTTTATCGCCCGTCGGGCATGCTGGCGCAGACCCTCCCGGGGGACGAGGCTGGCAATCTGGTGGACCTCCTGAGGCGCCACGTGCGGGCTCGGGAGGATGACCTTTACCTCATAGCGGCGTGGCTCGTCGGGGCTTTCAAGGTGGGGGGCCCCTACCCCATCCTCATCATCAATGGGGAGCAGGGCTCCTCCAAGAGCACCACTACGAGGCTCCTCAGGAGGTTGGTGGATCCCCACGCGCGCGACATGAGGGAGCCGCCCAACAGCAATAGGGATCTGGTGGCCGCCGTGAAGAACTCCTATGTGCTGGCGGTGGACAACGTCTCGACCCTCCAGAATGGCCTCAGTGATTCCCTCTGCCGGATCTCCACGGGGACTGGCGCCCTCGGGGGTAGGGCCCTCTACACGGATAGCGACGAGGCTGCCTTCACGGCGTGTCGCCCCATTGTGCTCAACGGGATTCCCGCCTTTGCGGAGCGCGAGGATCTTGTCTCTCGTAGTATCAATGTGGAGCTGCCCTCCATTCCGGCCACCGAGAGGATGGATGACGATACCTTCTGGGCGCGTTTCGAGGAGGACCTGCCTCTCATCCTGTGCACCCTCTTCGAGTGCGTGGCCAAGGCGCAGAAGGGTTTCGCGGAGGTGCGCCTCAGCGAGAGCCCGCGCATGGCCAACTTCGCCCGCTGGGCCTACGCGGGGCTGGGGGCCGAGGACGGCAACAAGTTCCTCGATGCCTACTCCAAGAACAAGATGGAGGCTTCGGCCCACTTCATCGAGCACAACGAGGTGGCGCAGGCCCTCGTCTCCCTCATGAAGGACAAGGAGGTGTGGTTCGGTTCGTGGAGCAAGCTGCTTCATGATCTGGGGCCCCCGGGCATGCACAAGTATTGGCCCAGCAACTCCCTCCAGTTGCGCAACAAGATGATCCGCCTCAGCGAGGACCTGCGCAAGTGCGGCCTTGAGTGGCGCAGCAACGGGCGCGAGGGCGGAACGGGGCGCAGCAGCATCGAGGTGAGGCGCCTCAAGGCGTATGTCAACACCCACATCCTGACGAGCGTGACATGAGCGAGATACCCGAGTTGGAAGCGGCCAAGGAACTGGTCAAGCGGGAGCGTCCCAAGATCCTCTTCAAGAAGCGCTTTAGGGAGGAGTTGAGCCCGGAGGAGGAACTCTTCTGCCGCGAATACATTCTCCATGGGAATGCCACGCAGGCCATTCGCGCCACCGGCTACGAGGGGAGGAATCCCTCCGTGGCGGGCAGCAAGTGGCTCAAGAGGCCCCGCATCCAGAAGAAGCTGTCGAGGTTGAAGACGCGGGATGAGGCGCAGGCCGACATGACCCGCGACATCTACCTTGCGATGCTCAAGGATACCTACCAGAAGGCCATGGCCGACGGCGACTACAGTGGGGCCAACAGGGCCATGGAACTCATTGGGAAGCATCTGGGGTACCTTGTGGACCAGAAGGCCATCCTGACGGCCACCAAGAAGCTGGATTCGCCCGACGCCATGGAGGCGGAGGTGCAGCGCCTCGCCAAGATTGCGGGGGTGGCGCTTGGCGGCGAATGAGGAACTGCTCACCAAGCTGAAGGATCTGGCGGAGATGAAGTGCCGCCAGAGCTACTACTCTTACCTGCAGTATGCGGCCCCTTGGATCCTGCCCGAGGGCTTCGTGGATGGCGAGCACATCCGCAAGATTGCGGAGTTGTTGCAGTGGGTGGAGGAGACTCCCCGGGCACGCGCCATGATCTTCATGCCCCCACGTAGCATGAAGAGCGTCAATGCCTCCGTGCTGTACCCCACGTGGGTATTGGGGAGGCATCCTACGTGGCAGGTGATGGGAGTCTCCTACGGGCAGGAGCTGGCCAACGCCTTTGGCAGGGACACTCGCAATCTCATCATGAGCGAGGATTATGCGGGCGTGTTCCCCACGAGGATCAAGGGGGACTCGCGGGCAACCAATCGGTGGGACACCGAACAGGGAGGCAGATATGTGGCTGCTGGCATCACTGCTGGTATTGCTGGCCGGGGAGCTAATCTTGCGATAATCGACGACCCCCTCAGCGAGCAGGACGCAATGAGCAAGTCGGCCCGCGAGTTCGTGAAGAACTGGTGGCCCGGCGGCTTGCGCTCCCGCCTTCAGCCGGATGGCCGCATCCTCATTGTCACGACGAGGTGGCACGAGGATGACCTTGCCGGGTGGCTCTTGAGCAATGCGGAGGCTGACCCCAAGGCGGAGCAGTGGCGGGTCCTCAGCATCCCCGCTCTCAACGAGGAGGAGGAATCCTACTGGCCCCAGAGGTGGCCCGCCGAGTACCTCAAGGGACTCCGGGATGACCCCACGATGCCTCGCAGCCAGTGGAATGCCCTCTACATGCAGGAGCCCACCGGGGAAGAGGGCAACCTCATCAAGATGGAGAATATCAGGTGGTGGGAGAAGGACAAGCCGCTGCCCCCCTGCGATGCCATCATCATGAGTGCCGACACCGCCTTCGGCAAGAAGGAGAGCAACGACTACAGCGTATTGCAAATATGGGGCATCTTCAATACCCTCCATGAGGACAGCCGGGGCAAGGAGTCCTCCGTCCCCAATGCCCTCTTGCTGGCCAACAGGAGGGGGAAATGGGAGTACCCCGAGCTGCTGGAGCAGGCCCGCCAGCTTAGCAAGAAGTACAGTCCCGACCGCATCATCGTGGAGAAGAAGGCCTCCGGTGAGGTCCTCTACCCCGACCTCCAGAGGGCTGGGCTGCCGGTGGTGCCCTACGTGCCGGGCAAGGGTCAGGACAAGATGGCCCGCCTCCATGCCTGCATGCGCTTCTTCGTGGCGGGGAGGGTGTGGTTTCCCGACGAGCAGAATTGGAGCTTCGACTTGGTGGAGGAGGCCCTCGCCTTCCCCAAGGGGAAGAACGACGACCAAGTGGACGCCATGACCATGGCCCTCCTCTACCTCCGCGACAGCTACGCCCTCTACAACCACGACGATGCGGTGGGGGACGAAGAGGTCCCCCGTAGGCGCAAGACCTACTGGACTTGATATTTCCCCCAAAAGGTGATAGGATTTGGCAATGCCCATTGAGAATCCCAATCCCCTAGAGGCCATCGGGTTGAAGGCCGCCATTGTCGAACTCGACGATGGTGGCATCGACGTGGAATTTGGCGAGGAAGAGGCCGTCCTCGTGGATCCCCGCGACCATGGGGCCAACCTTGCCGACGTCCTCTCGGAGGGCGAACTGAGCATGGTGGGCACCACCGTGTGCGAAAACGTCAAGGCCGACCTCGATTCGCGCGCCGAGTGGGAAAACCTCATCGTCAAGGGCATGGAGGAGCTGGGCCTCAAGATCGAGGAGACCTCGGAGCCCTTCGAGGGAGCCTGCGCGGCCAACCACCCCCTCCTCTTGGAGAACGTGGTCAAGTTCCAGAGCAAGGCGGTGCAGGAAATCTTCCCCGCTGCAGGCCCTGTGCGCACGCGCATCTGGGGTGCTACGTCCCCCGAGAAGGAAGCGGCGGCCTCCCGCCTCAAGGAGTTCCTCAACTACCAGATCCTCGAAGAGATGGTGGAGTACTTCGATGAAACTGAGAGGCTCCTCTTCGCCCTTCCCCTCGTGGGATCTTGCTTCCGAAAGCTTTATTTTGATACTGGCGTTGGCCGACCCGTGGCTGAGTACGTGCCAGTCGACCAGTTCGTCGTCAGCTACAATGCCCCAGACCTCCGCAGGGCAGATCGCTACGCCCACATCATCTATCGCACTTCCGAGGATCTGAAGGGGGACATGGCGTCGGGGCTCTACCGTGATGTCACGGTGGGCTCTCCGGGCATGATCGACCAGAGCATCATCGCTGCCAAGGTGGATGAGCTGCAGGGCGTGGCGCAGCCCTCCAACTTCAAGGCCCACGTCCTCTACGAGTACCACGGCTACTTCAAGTTCGACGACCTTGAGGAGACGCAGCAGGGCCCCCTGCCCTACGTGGTGACGGTGGACAGCGCCTCCCGGCGGGTCCTCTCGGTGAGGCGCAACTGGGATCCCATGGATCCCAAGAAGCGCAAGCTGGAGTGGTTCGTCCACTACCGCTACGTGCCCACGATGGGCTTCTACGGGCTGGGCCTCATCCACCTCATCGGCTCCTTGAGCAAGACTGCCACCCTCACGATGCGGGCGCTGGTGGATGCGGGCATGTTCGCCAACCTGCAGGGCGGCTTCAAGCTGAAGAGCATGCGCGTCGTGGGCGGCAACGATCCCATCGGTGCGGGCGAGTGGCGCGACGTCGATGCCACCATCCAAGACATCTCCAAGGCCATCTACCCCCTTCCCTACAAGGAGCCGTCGCAGACCCTCCTTGCCCTTCACGACAAGGTGGTGGCTGCTGGCCAGAAGTTCGCCGACACCACGGAGCAGGTGATTGCGGATAGCACCAATTACGGCCCCGTGGGCACCACGCTGGCACTTCTGGAGGCCTCCACCAAGTTCTTCAGCGCCACCCACAAGAGGATCCACGCAGCCCAAAAGCAGGAGTTCAAGATCCTGCGGAGGCTCGACAAGGACTACCTCTCGCGCTACCCCTACCCCGTGCAGGGCGCACCCCCCGAGATTTTCCGTATTGATATAGGGGCCGAGGTCGATATCATTCCCTCCTCGGATCCCAACACGCCCTCCAACGCCCACCGGTTGACGCGCGCCACCACCCTCCTGCAGATGGCGTCGCAGAACCCCCAGATGCACGACATGCGCGAAATCTACAAGCGCGTGTACTCCGCCATGGAGGTGGACAACGTCGATAAGATCCTGCCCCCTCCGCAGGATCCGATGCCCCTCAGCCCCCTTGAGGACATCATGGCCCTTTCGCAGGGCAAGCCCATCAAGGCCTTTGCGGGGCAGGACCATCAAGCCCACATCCAAGCCAAGATGGCCTTCATGCAGGATCCCATGGGTGGCGGCAGCCCCGTCTTCCAGCCCATGGTTCCCCTCTTGGTGGCCAACATCCGCGAGCACACCGTCCTCCAGTACGCCGAGGCCGCCATGGCCATGGGTGCGCAGGGCGACCAAGCGCAGGCCCAAGCCATCATGCAGGTCGTCCAGCAGCACGTCGTGCAGGCGCAGCAGGCCATGGCTCAGCAGCAGCCCCAAGATCCCACGGTGCAGTTGGGCATGGCCGAACTCCAGCTCCGCAGCAAGGAGCACGAGGACAAGATGCTCAACAACGCCGCGCAGCTTGCGGTGCGTAACAGGGAGCTTGACCTTCGCCAGCAGGCGCAGGACCAGAAGGGCTACGTGGAGGGCCTCAAGGTCAAGCAGAAGGAAAACGACTCCACGCGTCGCGCAGCAGCCGCTGCCGTCACTGCCATGGGGAGAAACACCGGTGCCCAGTAAGTCTTTCTCGCAGGCCCGCATGATGGCAGGTGCCGCGCACGACCCCGTCTTTGCTAAAAAGGTGGGTGTTCCCACCAAGGTAGCAAAGGAATTTAACAAAGCCGACGACAAGAGTGGCTTCCTTAGCAGTGCCATGCGCGCCAAGGGTCCCGCATACATGTCGGGTGGCACAGTGGAAAAGATGTTGGGCCCTCTCAACGTTTTTGACACGGTTCGTGAACTCAAGAAATTGAAGGATGCCAAGAAGCTGAGTGACCAGCTTCGGGAAGAGAAAGCCGCCCGCGACAGCGCAAAATACCGCACGACTGGAGGCGTTCCGTCGCGTACTGCTCCCGGGGACATGCCTGCGGATTGGTATGCTGGTAGGGACGAACTTCGTGGTCCTGAGAAGTATGCCAAGGGTGGCGGCGTCCGAGGCAAGGGCGCTGAGAAGCGGGGCACCCGTCCCGCCAAGTACTATTGAAAGGAAAAGCACCATGATGAAGAAGGCTAAAGGCGGCAAGATGGGCGACCCCAGCAAGCTGCCCACCGAGAAGTTCTCGGCTCGCGCGAAGCGTGCGACCCTCCGTGGGGACGACATGGGCACCTACAAGAAGGGTGGCATGACGAAGATGATGCACGGCGGCAAGACGAAGATGGCCAAGGGTGGCAAGTGCTGAAGCACTTCCGCAAGCTAATCGAGAATCGGCGGCGCGAGATCGGGCTGGATTTGCTCGACGGCGCCGCCGACAACTACGATAAATATCAGTGGCATGTGGGATACGGCGCTGGTATGTTGGCAGCATTGGCACTCCTAGAGGAGATTGTTGATGCAGATGCCGACGCCGAAGAGCGCGGGTAACACCACTTGGTGGACCGACCCTACTATCCCGGATCCCGCCGACCTCCCTACGGTGAGGGGCTGGAGGATCCTTGTACGCCCCATCCCCAACGCCCCCAAGACAAAGGGCGGCATTATCATCCCGGATGCGACCATCGAGACGATGGATCTCATTCGCAGCGTGGGTCAGGTGAAATCGGTGGGCCCGATGGCCTACACGAGGCCCGACATGGGGGAG